TGTTACCACCACCCTCATGTGCGATAGGATAATAACCTGACCAACCTTCTACAGCTACAGCTACTCCAATTATTTCACCATCACCAACAATAGAGCCAGATCCTTTTTTCTTTAGTCCAGGGTCTCTTGTTTCTAAGTCAATTGCAATGTATGGATAAGAACTTAAATCCTTAAACTCTTGAGGAGAGTTCCATATAGGTATATCGTCAAACATTAACTATAGTCTCTTTCTTTGATCATCTCTAAATAATGTATTGCTTTATCTATATCTTCTACCCCTCCTTTAAGGTGATGTCTACAAATATATTTAATTGCGTTTCCTTCTGCGAAAAGTAATTTGTTTTCATTAGCAAACACTGAAGGCTGTATTTTCATATACATATAATGTGTTCCTGAAACTTGTTTTAAATATGGATTTTCTTTTTTAGATGTCATAACTATATGGTGTCTCCGGTTGTAAGATAAACAATCTTTGTTTAGCTCTGGTTGTTCCAACAAAAAACAATCTATGTGTTTCGTCAGGTTTTTTTTCGTATTGTTCATAAAGAAAACTTGCAGCTGCTTCATGACCAAAATCAGAAAACAAAACTACATTTTCACATTCTCTACCTTTTGATTGATGTATAGTTGTAATTTCTATTCTTGAATCTTGCATTAAGTCATCACCATGTTTTATAAGGTGATTCATATAATCCTTTACTTCATCAGAAAAATCTAATTGTTCCCAGTCGCCCGATACTAGAAGCCCGTGATTATTTTTTAGTTCTTCTAAATCTACACTATATAAATTTTGAAAACTCTTACCGCTCGAAAAACCGCGTTCTATATGGCCTTTTTTAACCTTTAAAAATGAGTACATCACTTTAATATCTTTAGTGTCTACACTTGCACCTTTGTTTAAATTAATCCAAGTTCTGTATGCTTTTAAATTATCTTTAGGTAAATGCTCTGAAGATTTAGAATCATATCTATAACCTTTATGGTACAAATGATCTGCAGCTAACATAGCTAGTTTATTTGTTTTACCTAAAATCATCCAGTTTTGTTTTGTAAAATCTATGTCTTCAATTCTAACATTTCTATGTACTTCACCTTGTTCATCTCTAGGTTCCCATTTTTTTTCTCTTCGAGTCCCTATTCTATTTAAAATATCTGTTGCAATTTCATGAACAAGTTTTGGAACTCTTCTTGATTTAACTTGTGCATCTATCTCACCTTCTAAGTTAATAAATATATTTGGTTCTGCGCCTTGAAAACCATAAATAGTTTGATCATCATCACCTGCTATGTAAGAACGTTTACTTTTCTTTTCAATTGCATCAAACATTTCCCATTGAAGAGGGTTTAAGTCTTGAGCTTCATCTAAAAATACAACATCAGAAGAAAAGAAAGTATCATCTGTATTAATTCTTTCTATAAATTTAGTTATCATGTCGTGAAACTCTATCATCCCTGTAGCTTCTTTGTATTTTTTTAATGAAACATGTATTTGATGTGCAAGATCAATATTATTCCAGGCTATGTAACCACATTGAACAGCAGCCTCTTCTAAAGTTATTTTTTTAGATATAGAATAATTTCTAACTTGAAGTATTGGATCCTCGTATCTTGTTTGTCCAGAAAATTCATCTAATGTAGACTTAACATTTAATGCTTTAGCTCTTGGTTCATATAATTTAAATTGATTCCATTGGCTAACACCTTTAATTAATTTATCTTTTGTATTTATTTTAGTTTCTTGAGCACCCATAGCGTGCATAGTAGATACATATTTTAATTTTATATCTGGAAACAATTCAGTTATTCTTTCTTCTGCTTCTCTTGCTGCAGCTTTACTAAATGTAATATAAATAATTTTTTTAGGATCAGTTTTATTTTCTGATATTTCTTTTTTCATATAATGATTTAATAATCTATATGTTTTACCGGTCCCTGGAGGACCTGGTATTATGATTCTTTTTGCCATGCTGGTTTTCCTATCTTTCTTTCTGTTGGTTCGGGTCTATCTAAATTTAATCTAGGTATTTTTAAACACCTAACAGTTTTAGTATTTATTTTTGGGTAATCTATCTTAGCTTCAAGGTTAGTTTGCAATAATCGCATCACTTTGTTTTTATTCATATTTTTATCAGACCATTTAATTCTAACTAAATACTTCCAAAAGTTATCAAATTTAAAATACGCTGTGTTTGTATCATCATCTATATAAGCAATACCTCTTAATATATCCTTAGGTTCTTTCCCTGGAGTCTTGTTAATAAAATCAGCTAACGCTTCTTGTAATTGAGTTCCGGTTTTTAAATCCTCTGGTGCTTTATCATCAGTTAATTCTATGTTTTCTAAAAGTTTAATAAGCATTTTTCTCCACATTAATTTAGATGTAGGCATTAAAGGAGTTCCTATCTGTTCTAAGCATGCTACAGAGAATGCATCGGGTTCATGTAGTGTTTTAGAATCTACTTCAACGGTAGAGCCATCTATTTCACAAAAATATACAGGTGGATCAGAGTCATATTTTCTTATTGATGATATTGTTACAGCAGGTGTATCATCTCCCACACCAAATTCTTTTGTAGAACATATCTTTGAATCACAATAAGGTTCAATAGGTTGTTCTTTACATTTATATCTATAATCTTTTCTACATACAGAATCTTTAGTAGTTTCTAATTCAGAACTACCCATAGGTGGTACAAAATATTTATTATTGTAACCATCCATTTTATTTCTCCACGTGCTTTCATCTGGATAACGTTTTTTTAAATACACACCAACATTATACATTGCATCATTTCTTTGTCCCTCAAAAACTTTAAGTCCTAGTAATGTGACTAAGCAAGGAGGCATACCTTTAAAATCATCATCTTCTTTTTTAGCAATAATTTCAAATTGATTAAGCTCTTTTAAAGTTAGTTTAACTTTTTCATAATGATTAAAAAAATCATCTAATTCTAATAATGGATTACCGTCTAAATCATGTGCATATCTAACTGTATTTTGCATATTATGGTAAGGTAAGTTTAAAAAACTACCAAAGTCACCACGTTCAATTTTAATACTTATTTGTTTTGGAAAAATTTCTGCTTTAGATAAACCAAGATCAGCTGCCATAGATTTTAATTTTTTTCGCATAAGTTCTGCTGAAACCGGTTCACTTGTAAATAAAAACAAATGAGCACCACCAGATTTAGATCTAAAAACTGTTAGTGGAAATTGTTTTGATTTTAAATCAAGTGATATTTTTTTGTGATCTAATGGGTAAGTATCCCAGTCAATACACCCCCATGTACATGTACTGTCTTCTCTAATAGGTATAATACCTAGTGCAGGGTCAGAGCCATCTAAATGTGCTTGCCATAAATCATCAGTAGGAACTTTTTTAACTGTAAAAGATTTTGTTTTATGTTTACCTTTTTCAGATATTTCGTTCGTCTTGATAGTTTGGCCATAGGCCACATTTAACCCTTCAAATATTTTTTTAAATCTTTCTATCATATGTTTATATGGGCGCTTCCAGTCTCCCTTTAGCGCCCACTATTCACACTATTTACCGGCGAATGAGTTGTGAAACTGTTTTGCTCTTTCGTACAATTTAGGATCATTAACCATGTCACCTTTAGTAACATTAAATCCATACCATTGATTACCTTTACCAGAGTTCAATACAGAACTAAGGTGGTATTTATGGCTGTAAGAAGCAGGAGTAAATGATCCATTCTTGCCTTCAAGAGTTATTGAAGCCATCATAGAGTTCCATTTTCTGCTAACCTTACCTTGAGAAGAACTCATAGATATAAGAGCAGGTTCAGTGTTAGTACCATTAAGTATTAATACATAATGTTGACCAACAGTTAAGATATAATGACCATTGTCAAGTCTATCTTTTCCTGAACTGTCTTGTTTTGTTTTTGAAAGTATCTCGGAAGTTTGAAATATATTTTCCGGTCTACCTGAACCTGTACCAAAATCTGCCCACTCTTGATATTCAAGCTTGTAGTAGCATGGTACAACTTCTATTCCTTTAACACCATCATAAACTTGTTTAGTTACAGTGTTAAGAAACATACCTGGTTCTGCACCTTCAACGTAATTTTGATTACGTTGTTGCGCTTCTCCAGATCCGTTTTGTAAAAGTTTAAGAATAGGTAAAGCTAAACTTTCAGTCTTTACATTCTCTAAACCTTGGTGTGCATCGTCTTCAAATAAAATATCTGAAGGTAGTTGCGTCTTTTTTATGGTTACTTGTTTCTCGTCCATTTTTATCTCCTTTTTATTTTTGTACTGTTACCCGCGTAGATTTTAAACAAGTCAGAAGGCATCTCATGTCCAGCCTCAAGACGCTCTCTGACAAGTGCTTTTAAAGTTATGGCATGAACCGTTTCTTTCTGGACCGGTTCAAAGCCCTGCTCTTTTGCAAGGGTAGCGTAAGCTATTGCCTTGTTATCTTCGTCACGACCAAAGGTAACGGTAACATCGTTTTTAATGATGTCACCAAGGCCGTTGTCTCGAAGCCAGTTAAAAGCTTTATTCTTCCTATCAAAAAAAGAAGACTCATCTTCTCCTCTTCCTTGCGCAACGGAAGCATAATAAAACGGCTTAACCTCTACGGACTCACCATCTTTAAGCTTTAATTTTGTAATATTCATTTCTTGCATCATTTTAGGTATTTCAAACTCAGATAAGTTTTTAGCT